CTTATTTTGAAATGAATTATAGCTTTGTGATGGGCATATTCAATTATTTGTCCTCATTGATGCATGTCGGTGGTCAATATCTGACCAAATACATAGTCGAGAAGACTCTAGGAATGAACGGTGTAGTATGCGTCCTCGATTTTGTTGGGCATTCTGATGACAGTTGCGGCAGATGCCTTCTTTCAGATAAGCAATACGTTCCTTTTGTTCTGAGCAAACATGAGCAAATATCAAAGCTAATAAATCACCTAATGTCGGCTAAAAAATGTGTGACTTCTGAAATGTACATGGAATTTTTAAGCATATTATACATCAATAATCAGTTTCTGCCTCTTATATCTAAATTTGTTCAAAACATCAGCTTCATACCTAGCGGCAAAGGCCTTAGTGTCGATTTCAAAACAATCATATCGAAGAGTATTGAGCTTCTGACCAACGGAGGTAGTATAACAATGGCTTATTATGTTCAGATAATAATGTCCAATATGTATAGAAATTTCTACAGAGTAAACTGGCATAGTCTGCCTCCAGCTCTAGGTGGTTTCGTTGACAGTATGCCTCAGCTTTACTTGTCTTTTGGGAGCAATATAGATGAATATAGATTCTACAGGTATGACAAGCCTATGTTTATGAAGTATATAGACTGCATGCTGACGGAGATGGATTGTAGTTTTGAGGATGGCATGCCCATTTTAAAGTACGAGAGGAGGGAAAGAGTCCCACATCACTTTGAAATATTTGAGAAAATAGAGTTGCCTGAGTTTGAGGATAATGAATGGTTCTTTGCCCAGAATAAGACAAGGAACTCTCTAATGAATTTATTTTGGATGAAAGCAATGACTAAAGATGAAAATTTTGCAATTTCTCTGTTGCAGCAAAACGACATTAAAAGATTTCTAGACACACTACTAATGGCCTCAGGCAATGCTGTTAAGACTGTACTCGGGAATACAAATGTTAATACTTTAATAAATAGTATAGTCAATAGAGAGGTGACAGACTCTATGAGAAATCAAAATCTTGTATCTCTATTAAATAGCCAGTACTCCACTTGCTCGGACTACTATGATTTTTTGGAAGGTCATCCAGATTTTAATCCTGTTGTGAAAGTTCAACATACTGACAAGCCATGTGTGTTGAATATTACGAGGTACAATAGCATACCATTGATTGACAAGGATACCTTAACTTTATCTGTTCATATCTGCAGGCCAGAATTAAAAAAGTATCTAAATTCAGGTTATGAATTCGGGATGGAATTGAAAGCCCTAGAAAATTACATTCATTCAATGAATGTCCCAATGAATATCAAATCAATTCATGCTTTCATAACTTATCTTAAGAAAAACGTTAATAAGACAGCTCATATATATGCTTCTATGCCGGGGGATAGTAGAAATCTTTATGATGAATCAGGCCTTCATTCTTATTTAATTCACAATTTCCACCCCAAATTAACAATCAGAGAGACATCTTACAGATTTATAAATAAAAGTCCCATAGCCCGTCTAACGACAGATTTTGATAACACTATAAAGGATTGGATGACTGCTCTGTGTTTAAGAAGATCAGTCATATATAGCAGATTGGAGTATTTAAACCAGCTTGTATTGAACAAAAAAATGGGCTATAAGACTATATTGGAGTGTGAAAAGGAAAGTAGAAAACATCTAGATGGTATGAAAGTTGCAGAATTCATGTATACAAGTATGTCCAGAGGAAAGCACAACATCAATCTTGAAGATTACACAAATTATTCTATGTGGGTCAAGAGGCAGATTAGAACAGAGTCAGGCTGGGTTGGTATAGGCGAAATGTTGACTAAAGTAGATGATCATTTTATAATGTTCAAGATAAAACAGAGAGAGGTTATAGAGACAACAATATCACCAACTAAAGAATCATTTGTTCTCTCCGCTGAAGCAACTCAATACATAGGAATGTTGTTTGAAACTTTAAATATTAACTTTGTTACAAAGAATTTTGACGAAAGTGAAACGATGTCTTTTGGCATAAATGAAAACAATAGGGTGGGTTATTATAGAACACGAGAATGTAGAAACATAATAGGATATAAAACCAATGTCAACTTGAATGAAATTGATCTTAGTGGCGGTATTTATGAATTCTCCAACGGTAGACACATATACAGCCTGAAAGGAAAGAGATTCTCTCTTGAAACCTTTGATACCTGTGTTATAAGACTTAAAGGGTTTTCTAACTTTTTGGATATTTTAGACCTGGAGACAGATTCTAACTCAAAAGAAGATCTCAGCAAATTATGTGGAGTAGTCTTGAATACAAG